ATATCCTGCTCCATCTTTTTGTTGATAGGTAAGTGTTGAAGCAATTGATGCAGAAGTACCAGACGAATTACTTTTACCCACATAGACTTTTAAAACATCAGGTATAAGAAACGCTGGCCCCATGTAATTAGTAACAGCCGCAGAACCGCCACCTCCACCGCCAATAGCAGCAGAACCATTACCACCACCGCCACCAGCACCAATTAAGGTTACAAAAATAAACGATGCACCTTGTGGCTTTACCCAATCAGACGTAGTGCCACCATCTCTGAATATTTGAATGTTTGCGCCTTGAGGCGTAGGATAATTTATAGGATATGACATTTACCAACTCGCAATCAAAACAAATCCTTGACCACCTGCAGTTCCGTTTACCCCAGCCCCGCATCCAACAGCATTTGTTCTAGTTCCAGCACTACCAACACCAACAATAATTGGTTGTAGTTGAAAATAACCTGTTCCACTTGTCCCCGTAAGGTTTGCCGTATAACCATAATTTGCAGTAATAGCAGAACCAACTCCGCCAGAACCACCGCTTAAAAATGTAGTGGCTGAAGGAGAAGCAATACCAGCCGCCCCACCTTGCCCAGCAACACTTTGGTAAAAACCAGAATTACCAAAATAATTTGCATTAGACCGTGTAGCGCCAGCAACGCCAGTAGCAGTATTGGCAAGTAAAAGTGTCACTGGGGTTGCATTATTAAACAAAAATGCTACTTCGGTGTCATCTCCACTTGGATCAGATGCTGTTGCATATATTTGTAATACGTCAGGAACGTGTTGCGCCGCTCCATACCAAACAGTTACAGCACCTGAGCCACCGCCATCAGTAGTATTCCCATCGCCGCCGCCTCCTATGAGTAGCATATAAACATGACTAACCCCAACAGGCTTGTTCCAAGTTCTCCAGTTTCTAAATTCTGTTGAAGAAGAAACGGTAGCAGTTCCATAGAAAGTCTGGATGTTGCATCCTTGAGGCGTAGCAATATGGAACGGAATCACACTTATGCCCAATCAGGTGCAGGAGCGTTGTCGTCAACACAGGTGTATTCAATATCTTCGTTTACACCAGCGGGTGTGCCATCAGCACGATAAACTCCAATGCAATTACCATCTTGCATTTTTTGATAGCCAGTTGAGTCATCAGTAAAAACAATAGCAAACCATGTAATCATTTTAGTAATCTCCAGCAATAACAACAACCGAATAACCTGATGGTGTTGACCCAGTTGATGTACCAAAAGTTACATATAACAAATAACTTGGGTCAAGTGCAATGTTTAATGGCAATTCAAACACACTAGAGGCCGCAGTGTTTGACATGGTTACAGCAGGCAATGTAATTTCGTCATACAGCCAAGTATTTGTAGTGCTTGTCGTTGAACTTGACGAAATAAAAACACGGGCAACAGTAGCCGCCACACTTCCTGCTGAAGAAGCAACAGGCCTAAAACGAATCTTTTGAACATAAGAGCCGTTAGCACCTGCGGTAAATATTTTAGTTAGCGTTCCTGAACCATCTGTTGCTGTATTTGCTGTAATACCAGCAACAGCGCCAGAATTATTAGCGGCGGCTGAATCAACAGCACCAACGATGGAATAAATGGGTGAGGTATTTGCTGGCATTTAAAACTCCTTAACAAAGAATGCAGTTGATTGCGATAGCCCGAACTAGGCCAATTGATGTTGAACCACCACCAGTAGAGGCAATGGTTATTGAACCTGAAGCATTAGTAATGGTTATGTTTGTGCCAGCAGTAAGTGTTGCTCTGGTAAATCCTGTTCCATTACCAATGTCAATTTGTCCATTAGAAGGTGTGCTTGTTAATCCTGTGCCACCATTGGCAATAGGAAGCGTTCCTGTTACACCCGTAGACAGTGGCAATCCAGTTAAGTTAGTTGCTGTTCCACTAGAGGGTGTTCCTAATGCGCCACCATTTACAACAGGAGCGCCAGCAGTTCCCACATTTACAGCTAAAGCAGTTGCTACACCCGTTCCAAGTCCTGACACACCAGTTGCAATTGGAAGACCTGTTGCGTTAGTTAATACACCGCTTGCTGGTGTACCCAGTGCAGGGGTAACCAATGTAGGGCTTGTATCAAGAACCATCTTGCCAGTGCCTGTCACTGCATTACTAAGCGTTACACCACCATAGGTCAATTCGCCACCAACCGACAAAGTACCAACTCCAGACATATTGCCTGTTGTGTCAGCAACTATTACAACGCTATTTTGAATTAACTTGCCTGTAGTGCTGTCAAAGCGAACTAACGCATTGTCTGTAGAAGAAGCTGGGCCAACTACATCCCCTGTACCACTTGCAGTTGAATTAATAGTTTGATTAGGCCAAGTGCCAGAAACCGTTACGTTTGTTCCCGCAACAATGCTAGGTGTAGTAGTTCCCGTACCACCATTTGCAACAGGAAGTGTTCCCGTTACTTGCGTAGCCAAGTCTACACCTGACAATGCGCCACCAAGCGTTAAGCTACCCGCAGAGGTCACGGTTCCCGTTAATGTAATACCGTTAACGGTTCCTGTACCAGCAACACTTGTAACTGTTCCTGTACCGCCAACAGCAATGTATTCAACATCAGTTGAACCAGCATTAACAGCTAATACTTTACCCGCATTTGAAGCGTAAGTAGGCAACAGATTTGCTCTTGCAGTAGCAGCCGTTGTTCCAGCCGTACCGCCATTTGCAACTGCTAATGTTCCTGCGAGTGTGATTGTTCCTGCTGTGGTAACAGGACTGCCAGTTACAGTCAGTCCAGTTGTGCCGCCAGAAAGGGCTACGCTTGTAACTGTGCCACTACCAGCAGTGCCGTTTGCAGCAGATGTAAGCCTTCCTTGAGCATCAACAGTAATGTTGGCTAATGTGTAGCTGCCTGCTGTTACTGCGGTGTTTGCTAAAGCAACAGTTCCAGTTGTGGTAATTGGGCCACCTGTTAAACCTGTGCCAGTTGCCACACTTGTGACAGTTCCACTACCTCCACCACCGCCAGCCCCACCACTGGTAATAATTTTAAGTTTTTCAACAACGTCTTGAGATACAACTTCACCAACATTGATCTGTTGACCGCTAGACAAAGTGATAATTAAAGAGCCATCAAAGTCAATATTGGCATTGACTACTGATATTCCATCAGCGCCATCTAGTCCGTTAGTCCCATCTTGACCAGCGTCACCCTTATCACCTTTTAAACCATCTTTGCCATTGCGCCCGTCTTTACCATCACGACCATCTTTTCCATCAGCGCCATCACGCCCATCTTTGATAGACAAAACTCGTTTTTCAATAGAGTTACCAACTGAATCAAAGCGGTCACGAATGTCTGACTCAATCTTCTTGAGTGCTTGGACAACCAAGTCAACATTCTCGCCAATCTTTTTCTTTTGTAATTCTTTGCTTTGGGCAATAGACTTCTGAATAGACTCTAAAACAGCTAACTTCTCGTTGTCTGTCATATCATCAAGATTTGGCAATAAACTCATTTCAATGCTCCAGACAGTTGGTCTAGAAAGTCGTTCTCAACTGAACGTAAATTCTCTTGTTTGTTTGCCATTTGCAATTCAACAATTTTAGACTTGTTTTTGATGTCTGCTTCTTTAAGCATCAACTCAGCAATCTTGACTCGCTTATCAAACTCTCTAGATGCTTGGTCATCTTGGTTTGGCAAATTCTTAGTCATTGCCGCCATGTTCTTTGCCTGTACTTCTTGCGGCATTAACTGCGCCTCAACAGACAATTTGATAGCTTCTGCCTTGTTTTGCTCTGCCTGACTTGTCTGAACAGCAATATTAGCCTGTGCCGCTTGCATTGCCAACTCTTGTTGCATCTGTTGCATCTGCTCTGCTTGAGGATTGGGTTTGCTCATCTCATCCAAAGCCGCCATCATCTCAAATCTGTTGCTCAAACTTGAATTAGCAATGATTCCTTTAAGAATCACAGGCAAAACAGGAGTATTCGGGCCAAGGGTCTGCAACAAACCAATAAATTGCTGTTGTTCATACTCTCTAGCAATGATGCCTAGCGTTGCAGTAGGTATGAAATTCATGTCTACAGAAGGATAACGCTCTGGGTCGAACTGCATATATCGAAAAGCCGCCTTTTTGATGAACGGCACAAGGAAATCTTCTTGGAAGTTGACCAAAGTACGCTTGTACTTCTTGATGATGGTTGCAACTGCCATTGTCATACCAGCACCATCACGACTAGATTGAGAAACCATGCCGTTAGAGTCAAGAGTTCCTGTAGCTTGTAGCAACATTCGCTCAAATTCTTTGGCAGTTGCTAGGTTGTTTGGGTCACTCTGTCCAAATTTGAAGGGATACAAGATTTCATTGGGGTTGCCATTGGTGAGAATAGCTTTACCAGCTTTAATCTCAAACTTCATGCCTCTTGGCAGTCTAGTTGCATCCATAGCAACCATAGGGGCAGTGGTCAAGGCAAGTGAATCCAAGTGAGCGCGAGTCTGGGCGTCGATGGCCTTCTGCATATTGAAGGCCTTCTCGACGGTTCCACGACCAAGTAAGCGATTCGGCACTGTGTCATCCTGATAACTCAGAACTGGCCGATCTTTCATCATGTAAGGGTTTTCTTCAGCCTTCAACAACATACCATCATTGGCAATTACGACAATGGCTTCAACCATGTCCGAATAATCATCTGCCATCGAGTTCTCAGGAAACAACTCAACAATGTCTTTGTTTTCTGCCATGTTGTTTAAATACTCACGGGGTACTAACCCGTAGTACGTCAACAGCAATACCTTCCCATCTTGGTACTGGCTCACCTCTTGTGTAGGCTCAAGGTCAGTGTCTTCGCTGGCAGTATCAATGTTTACCTTGCGGTAGATACCTCGCTCCATGCCCTGCACAACCTTGTGGATGCTGACGTATTTCTCTATAGCCACCCCAAGGCAGTCATTCACGCTTGTACCATTGGGGTCAAACAAGAAGTTCTTAGGGTTGATAGGCATGATCTTGACAGCAATGCGTTGCTTCTCCATCACGCCAATAGCTGCTTGACCCTGCATATTAGGGATAGGCTGAGTAGAGGGGACATACTCTGTCTCATCCATCACCACAATCTCGCCAATGCCAGTACCATAGATTTCAGCCATCAACTCAATCTGGTCGATAGCTTTTCTGATCTTGTCTTTCTTGAAGTCTTCCATCAACTGATTCTTGATTTGCTCAACATCAATTGGGTTGCCATTTATATCCTTGATGTCATCTTCAATATCAAAGAAGTCGCCTTGACCAAAGATAGCTTCCATGATTTCAGCATGGCGAGTCTCTACAGCTTGTTGAGTTGCAGGGGTAACAATACGGCTACGCTCAGACTCACGGGTCTTGTCTTCAGATGCCCATTGACCACGGAAGATGCGCTCATACTCTAAATAATCAGGCAAGTAATTGGTATCTCGCCAATCTCGCCACTTGTCGCAGTGGTCAACAATAAATGCTGTCAAATCTTTATCAGCCTGTGTAGGCTCATAAAATTCGTTTTGCTCAAGTTTGTCTGTTGCCATCTATATCCCCGAAATAATATCTAGAGGCTCCCACTCATCTTCTTGGTCATCAACAAAGTATGAGGTCACAGCCAGTTGGTCAATGTAGGAAAGAGCATCGGGAAGGTCATCGTGAACACCTTGGGCGGGGAACATCAAGAGTTGATCTTTGAATTCATCCCAATCTTCCTCAGAGTTCAGCACAATACGCCCATGCTCAAACCTTCCTTGGAGACTCCAGATAATCCTGTCAGTCTTTTTCCTGTTGCC